GATATTACTCCGAGCCCTTAGCCAAAACAGTCAATCTAACAACCTGCGGATAATATACATCATCTGAGGAAGGATTACAAGTGTTTTCCGTTATATTCTCCAGCCTGTAAGATTCCACTCTCCCAGAGTTTTCTCCCTATCCATTCTGAGCACTGAGGAACGATAGCATTACCTAGGGCTGCAATTCGGTCCAGCCTATTGGGAATCCCATCATTTCTTCGACAAAGCGGGGACTCAATCGGAAATCGTTCCCAGTAATTTCCTTCTGTGTTAAATACTCTCCGAGGACTGTGTTTAGTCCTCTCTGGTGTTTCTGTCCTTTCTTTCGATTTAGAGATAAATTGTATCTCGCTACTGGTGTCATTTCGGAATCGCTCTTTTGAGGAGTAGGGAGATATCCCTTCAATATCATGTGCATTAGAGGTCTCCCTCCTTGTTTGAATTGTGTTCGATGTTCGCTTCCGGTCTTGCTTGGAGTGGGTAGGAGTCCATCTGCTGTTAGACACTGTGGAGGGATATGCAATGCAGAACCATCTCTCTCTTTTATGAGGTGCTCCGAAGTCACTCGCTCGTATAGTACACCATTCCGCATCATACCCGATTTCGGATAGCGATCCAAGTACTGTTCCAAGCCCTCGAATAGAGATAACTGGCACGTTCTCCATAATAACTGCTTTGGGCTGTAACTCATCGATAATACGATGTAATTGCCAGTAAAGATTAGACTTTTCTCCATTTAATCCCTCTCCTTTTCCTGCTATGGAAATATCTTGACAAGGGAATCCACCGCAGAGGATATCCACTTGCTCTACATTGTTTTTATTTATGTTCTTTACATCATCATAGATTTGAGCCTGGGGCCAATGCTTAGCGAGTACCTTCTGACAGAAGTTATTCTGCTCTACTTGCCATAAGGTAAAAGCCCCAGGTATCGCTCTTTCCAAACCTAGTTCGAATCCTCCAATACCTGCAAACAGGCTTCCGATACTGTATCTTCTTACTTTCTCTTCCATATCCTCTGCCCATCTAGAATTACTTGTTTATATCCGCTCTCCTTACAGATCTGTGCTATCCGCTTAGCGTTCCCGGTATGCTGCTGCGATACTGGAAGATCTAGATACTGCATGATAGTAGTAGTATTTACTTTTCCTTTTTCGATCGCCTCTCTAACCTTGATAGCCCAAGGGTCATCGATTATATAGGCCTGCTGTAGTTCTGAGAGCATCCGCTGGGATTCCCATTCTAGATACCAGATAGTTCCCTCTGAGTATTCCCTAAGGGCTTCTGCGAAGAGTTGTTCTCTCCATGCCTTCAGGTATCCTAGGTCTACAGGTGCAGATACAGTAATAGGCCATACTCTCCGCTCCGGTCCATCGCTTAGGAACTGATAATTATTAGAGGTCCCTGCGAAAACTACTCTACGGAGATAACTCTTAGGGAACTGCTGATAAGATGGTCTAAACTTATCTTCTGCAGAGGAGATGAAGGCCTTAAAATTATCTGCGGTCCTTCCCTGTAGAGAGTGCAGTTCTGCAAGTTCCCATAACCAGGTCTCTGTACTGTGGATTAACTCTAGAGAATCCTTCTTAGAGATATCTAGCGGGGAATCTGAGAACCAGTCCTCTCCGATTAGAGTCTTAAGGCCTGTAGACTTTCCCAGCCCCTTCTCTCCGCAGAGTACTAAGAAGGTATCCATCTTGCATCCGGGCTTCATCACTCTAGCAACTAGAGAGACCATCCACTTCTTAGACATTTCTTCGATGAGTTTCTCAGAGCCTGGGATAATCTGAGCCCGGAATACATTCCGAAATAGATTATGGATTCTAGATTCTCCATCCCATGCAGGAAGATGAGTAACCCATGCTTTAATATTCTCCTGCATCTTCATATGTGCAACCCGGAGAACTGCTCTCTTAATATCTGCTGAGGTATATCGAATCTTATAGGCTCTCTCAATATGGAGTCCAATATCCTCTAAATCAGGATCCCATAACTCTCTCTCCTTCCAGATGACTTTATTAGAATGGTCATTGTAACAGAGGCTCTCGTAGATAGGATCGTTCTCTAGTATGATGGCTATGTTACTGCGATTCGTATACGGCTTGGGAGCCTTCGTTAGGTTTCCTTCTTTATCGAATCTTGGAGCGCTCTTCTGTAACATATCCCACACATCGATATTAGCCTCTTCAGGAGCGAACTTAAACTCCGCATCTATTCCCATACCTCTAGCGATTGCTATGGTCTTATTCATCTGTTCCTGTGTAGTCATTGTGCTATCTCCTGTAATCTACGTTCTGCGAAGGTATATTCTACTCCGCAATTAGCGATCGCTTCTATAATCAATCGGTTAAGATCTAGGAGAGCTCCTCCCTTCACTTGGTTAAGTACTTCGCATATTAGCACGAGATTAGAGATCCGAGGAGAGAATCTCTTAGACCCGTTCATGCTGCTATAACTCACTCCCGATAGTTTGGAGAGTTCTCTCTTAGTAATTGGCATCTCTTCGAGTTGCGCTGCTAACCATTTATTAAAATACATTGTACCTCCGTATTTTGTGATTATTGGTTATCGTTCTTATTGTGTTTTTCCTTTATACGTAGTCTCCGCTCTGCTAGTGCGTTCTCCCCAGTAGATCTAATCCCTCTCAGAAGTAGCATGTTATACTCCTCTCTGGTATCGCTCATCGTTTCACATATAGCGAGATAGACATCTAACTTCGGATATCTCTGTCCATTCATGTAGGCTCTCAGAGTCTGAGGTTGGATTCCTACTCCCTTCGCTACTTCCTCCAGACTCATGTTCTTATACTCTGCATATCTGAAGATATGAAGCCCAAAGGAAGTACAATTCATTGGAATCTGTGGGATTTTTCTTTTATTTGATCTCATACTAGATCCTCCAAGTATCCCCACCATCCACACTTATTAGCCCGGTTACAGTGTGGATATCTCACTGCATGCGGAAGATCGGGATCGATTGAGAAATAGACTTCTCGTTGGTTACAGGCTGGGCAAATTATATTCCGGGCTACGTTCCCCTGGATAGAGGCTCCGATCTGCTGAGCAAGGGCCCTTCTAAATTCCGGATTATGGAATAGAGCCTCCATTCCACTCTTGGATCCTGCTCTCCTACTCTCCCATCTTCGATATCTTTTCTTAGGTTCCTCTTTTGGAATATGGGAATAATCCAAGCGGAGAAGCCCCTCTCCTTTATGGGCCTTCGTTCTCTGCAGAACAGAATCCGATCTATCCGGGAGAGCGTATCTATAATACATCCTAGCGCAATCCGTGAGAGCACTGCTATCCGGTTCTCCCTGCCCTACCATCTTATCCCATAGTTCCTTCGCTGCTGCTGCTGCTCTCTTCCAATCTGTAGCAGGGATAGGCTCCTCCAATGGGAGTACGATTCTCCACTTCTCTACCTCTGCATTATTGGAGAAGGAAGTATGGGCTATGTAATGCCATTCTGAGAACGCAGTACAGAATCCGAACTCCGTACCATCATCTAGATCGAATACTAAGCAGGAGACCTCCAGAGCATGAGCCCCGGATCGATTCCCAGCGAAGGAAGTAGGACTCCATAGAGGGAGGCTCTTCTTTTCTCTAACCTTATAGGGGACTGCAGGTATCATTAAAGCCTGGGCTAGTTTTCTAAGATCTAGAGATGCCTCTACTGGTTTGACTTCATAGTGAGAAGAGAAGGTGCTAATCTTAAAAGTCTTAGGCATCTTCTCTCCTCCATTGGTAGATAGAGAATAGAGTATGGGCCTCCTCCATCTCTCCTGCGTAGTAATCTTCGCAAGATAAACAGACTACCCGGTTATCATCTACCCAGATATCACTCTGTGTAATGATATCTAGCACCATTTTAATAAGGTTATCGATATCCGGTTTCTTAGGTCTCCATATTCTACCCTGCGGGAGTTCTCCTTTTACTCTAAGTAGTCTCTTCGTTCTAGGATGAATGAAAGTTATTTGTATTTTGAGAATCCCATCAAGCGGAGTCCACTCCTCTCCCTTGGCTATTAGGAGTTGCTTAACCTGCTCTTCCTTATACGTTCTAGAGGTCTGAGCAGTATACGCTCTCCCGGTCCTAGTAAAGCGGGGCCTACCCATCGCTACGGGAGGCCCCTGGAGAATACCTTGGTATTGTAGTTTCCACATTATACTCTCTCCATCTCTATCATCTTGGAGAGTTTATTATACTCCGTTTTCCAGTTATCACCACTCAGCATCTCACATAATCTAACAAGAGCTGATACAGAGGGGAAGGTATCTCCCGCAATCCACTTAGAGATAGCATTCTCAGTTACTCCGCAGACCTCCGCAATATCTACCAGAGCATAATCGCTACTCATGATATAGCCATGTAGGATTCTAGCGAACTGAGGATTTTTTATTGCGGTATACTTGGCACGAGCCCAGGCTATAGCCTCCTCCGGTTTATCTTCGAATACCTCTCTACGAAGTACAAGTCCGTTAATCTGCACCTTCGCTTCCCATACCCAAGAGCAGTAAATAGGGCTCCATATTTTACAGAACTCTCCCACCTGTACTACTGCATTCAGAGGAACCATATTATCTAGATAGATGGGTCTGGGAGGTGTTCTCCGCATGCTCATCTTTCTAAGTGCTGTTCTCCCGTTCTCCTTAACGTATCTTCTACGGTTCTTATTCATCTTACACCCCCATCACATAGCAGAGTGCAGAGAGAGCAGCAGGGATAGCGAACACTGCTACAGTTACGAGGATATACCCCATCATAGTTAATTTAGTTTCTTGGTTCATTGTTTTGCCTCGGGTGTTTCAACATTTGTTATATGCATTTCGATTAAGTAATTATTATCGTTCCAAATTTGGGTTAAACGTTCCAATCGTTTTTCCGCTTGTTTCTTATTTGTGTGTGTTTCGATTTTTCCAAGCCACCCGCAGGCCTGGTTTACAATGGTAATTGTGTAAATTGTTATTAAATGCTGTTTTGTTGTTGTGTTCATTGTTTGTACCTCTACTGGAGTCTCTGCTGCCTCTACAGCCTCTACAGCCTCTTCTGCTGCCTCTTCTTCTTCTGCTGAATCTACACTATTTTTGATATATGCCATTGCTGCTGCTTTCGCTTCTTTTGCGGTCTTGTATTCAGTGCTGTAAGTATCATACTCTGCCAAATAACAACGTGGTCCCTGTAAAAATCCACCTCTGGACCCTTTAGTTTCCCATCTACCATCTACCTCGAAGAAGTTGGAGGATTGAAATACTTTTCCGCAAGGTAGTTCTGCCCGAAAAATTACATCGTATGATTTTACTCTTAATTTACCTTCAGGTGTGTATCCGTAGGCTGTTTTAAGTTCTCCAATAGATACCCCATCTAATAAAATCTTAGATGTTGCATTATATGTATTTTGTCTTTCCATTTTGGTTAGTTTAATAGTCATTGTTTGTACCTCTACTGGAGTCTCTGCTGCATCTACTTCATAGATAGACAATTGCTTTTCGAAATTATTTCTAATCGCTGGATTATTTTTGTTTATTTGGTTCATGTGTTTAGATTCGTATTCCCATAGATCTTCCATAGAACCAATAAGCAAACCTTCGCTAATATCATCTGTATCTTTTAAATGTACTAATTTAAGATTAGGATGAGTGACTGCAATCTCCTCGGGCCATCCTTCCCAATCTCCTAGCCATGTCTCTACAGGTAAAGAATAGATTTTTTCTTTTGTCATTGTTTGTACCTCTGTTGTATATCCCTTATTGGATATACTTAACTATACAATAGTTTTCTATAGTATTGCATCAATAAAATATACAATTTATCTAATTATTTTGTGATATATTGCGATTGTATCGGAGGTTACGATATGAAAACTACACAAGAAAGATTAAAAGAATCTGATATTTTATGGTTCAAGTACGTAATTCCAACGGTGCAAAATAGATTCCCCGGTGAATGGAGAACCGAAATAGGAAGCGATAGAGATCTAAAGAATGGAATAGACTATACATATACAGAGGGAGAGAAGGAGATTACTATCTCTGCTAGACTATGGAAGTCAAAACCGTGTCAGCACTTCGCTCTACGCTGGAAGAGAACCAAGTATCCGGAGATGGGTCTAGAGATTGCATCCCGCTTAAAGGCTATCCAGGAGGGAGAGGAGATCTCCGATCTAACTATGGAGGGCTTCTTATACTCTGGGAGACTATGGTTAGCAATAATAGATACCCGTACACTCTATACCGCTATAGATGGTCTAGTTCCATTTATGAGTGAGTTCACAGTAGAGAATACAGGCCCAGAGGATCTCACTATCTTTAAGAGGGCTCCCTTCGATCTGTTTACTAAGCATGAGATAGAGAAACTTATACTCCCCTTAAGAACTGCGCTTTAATCTCATCTACTATCTTAAATATGTGTTGTATCTTAGTCTCTAGAGTAGTAACCTTCTTATCTAGATCGTTAATCTCTTGAACTAGTTCTCTCCGGATAGCATCTTCTCTCTCGTACATATCAGCAATAACCTTGTCATATCGAGCCCGGATATCCGCTTCCCGCTTATCTTGTTTGAGTTCCCGCTCATCTGCACGTTTTTGTAACTGTTGATTCTGCATGTATAAGAAAGCAGCGAAGGCTATATTAGCACCACCATTTAACAGGATATTGATTAAGGGCTCTTCCATTACAGACTCCAGGAGATTATCCCTGTAGCAATCGCATTAGCGATTATTCTAAGGGATTCTAGATTTAATAGATCTCTATGGGTATCCATGAACAGAGGCTCACAGCAGATAGCGATCGGATCATCTACTCCTTTGATCGTGTACCATGCATTCTTAGTCCAATCAGAAGAGTTACATCTCTTCGGTAAACATCTCACCAGGCCTGGGAGAGCAGCTCTGCTCATCTTGTCACATATCGCAGAGGCTAGAGCGGTTCCCTTTTGGCTTCCCATATGAAAGAAAGAAGCGTAATCTCCTCCACCGCTATTGAGATGCAGAGCAAGATAAACTTGCTGCTCGTTCCTAAATCGATTGGAGTATTTATTGATTCTCTTGTGTCTATCCGGATAGAACCCATCCGAAATAGGGAGAACCTTAACTCCGTTCCTTAGTAACTTCTCTTCTATCATCAGAGATAGATACCCGGTGTACATCGCTTCTTTACCCATACCAAATAGGGGAGCAGGATCTAGAGATGCTCCTCTATCGTTTGGGCTATTGGGCTTCCCTGCGTGCTGTCTGTCTATGAATACTATCATAAGCCTACTATACTCCGATATTCTATGAAAGGAGGGAAAGATTATTTCCGTATCGATACCAAAGGATTATCCTCAATATGCAGAACATATCTCCAGCGATTATCGCTCCATGACTTGCTAACGATCTGACATTTATGATCCGTTAATCCGACTCTCTCAGAAGTGATAGATACAATATCTCCGAGGTCTAAATATCCATACTTCGGAGCTGCAGAGATCTCTATAGCGTAGTTCCCTAGAGCATGGGCTCTAATCTTATCTCTAGCAATCCGGATAGCAGTCTGCAGATCATAAACGAAGGGAGCCTCTATAACCTTCTCCCGGATTCCGTACCGGGTGTAACTGATATAAGCAATCGGATCCCGATACTTAAGAGGCTCATCTTCTACCAATAGGGGATCTATTACTACTTGAGATCTATACGCTCCTGTCATACCTGCGTATGAGAATCGAATAGTAATCTTATTGATAATCTCACCTTCCAGAGGAGTTAACGGAGAGATTATTTCTAGTTCTCCGCTCTCTAATAGATGATGAGTAGGTATTATCTCCTGAGAGTATGTATAGAGATTAAGGGCTACCTTTATTCCATTCCCTCCCATTACTACCATAATCGGGAGCATGCTCCATATATTCTGCTGGATCCAATCGAGAGCAGGTACCTCTAGATCGTTAACATAGCCTCCGAACTTGTACCGATCTAATACAGGTGCTAGCCCATTCCAAGAGGAGTAATCGTATAATAAATCTGTTTTCTCCAATACGTAGAGAGAGAGATCTACAGCACCTTGTAAAGGTCCATCTCCCATTATACTAGGAATCCCACCTCTAGAGCCTCCCCATGATGCGTAATATTGGAAGGCTATCTCCGGGCTAGATACCTGAAAGTTATCGTATTGTGTATTGGTTCCCTCTGGGCTTCCTACAATTAGATAGAAGGGTACGTAAGCATGTAAGAATCCTTTACTATCTACAGCAATCTCTACGGGATTCGTAAAGGAGCCTCCCTGCCCATCGAAGATTTTTATTAGAGATGTTCCGGGGTTCATTACCTGATGGTAGGCTACTTGGAAGTATTGAGTTTTAAGAGTAACAGTTCCTCCAGCCTGGTAGCAGGGAGTAACTCTTAACTCCTCATTTAAGGAGATGCTCCCAGCCTGCTCTCTTACGCTGGTTCCAAGTTCTCCAAATACGAAGGGAACGATCTTCCCCTTACTCTTTTCTATAATATCGATAGCGTAGTTATCTTCTATAATAACGTGCTCTTCTCCTAGTAACTTCGCTTCTCTTACGTTTACAGAGTTCTCGATAGTGAACGCTACTGTACCCTTTTGAGCATCCGGGGCTCCGAAGATGGCATCTAGTGCTCTACCCTTAAAGATTCCGATTCTATCCTGCTGAGTGAATTTAGTTTTACCTTCTATTACAATCACCATAGAGAGAGTACAGATAGCATCGTTAATAGTTCTCCCCTTAAGAAACTCCGATACCCAATCCACCTCCTCGAAGGTTAACTGGAGAGAGATAGTATTAGCCTCTAGATCTACTCCTAGGAGATCGCTCTGCAGATTAACCGGAGGATCGGAGAGCGCTCCTCGATATGGGATTACTGTATTCTCTGCAATATCCTGTATATCAATAGGAACAGTAGAGAATCGATAGATCGCTCCGAAGTATTCTATATCCAGGAGAAAGCAGATATCTCCCTGCTCGATATCGCTCCTCTTTATGGTATCCATTACTCAATCTCCTCTAGATTTACAGTAGCAACCCGGAACATTTCATCCACCATCTCTTCTCCTATAACGCTCTCTACTGTAACTTCTCCAGTAGTTCTCGCTAGCATATGCTGCTCTCTGCGGTTAAGGATAGCCTCATTCTCACCATCTAACCCCGTACGGAATGCAGTTACATCTATAGAGGGGAGATATACAAGAGGCTCCCGGTTACTCAGATAGCGGAAGATACCATGCATGAGATATGGATCTCCGTAGTTCGCTATGGGCTGGGATCCTGCGCTCTGTGAGATTTGCCAGTAATCTGGCTCTAGTTGATTCAATCGAGTTGTATCAATCGGTTCTGTCCAGGCTATGCTAGCAGTTCTCCTTCCTGCGCTCATCTTACGAGAGAAGAACATGCCATCTAGAGTCTCTTGGGATTGGATATTCGGAGAGTATGTAATCGATCTCCCTCTCTGATACTGAGGAGCAGGGAAGGCTACAGAGCCCATAAGAAGAGATCCGATCTGGAAGTAATTCTCTAGAGTCTCCTGTACTGGAATCTCAATCGCTAAAGCGTATTGTCCTAAGTTCACTCCATCTAATCTGCTCTTAATAAATGTGATACTATCCGGGATTAATTTAAATGTTCCGGATGCTGGAATAGTAGCAGGATCTGTAAGGCTGGTATCATACTGGAGTACAGTCTGCTTAACTCCGCTGCTGTTTGTCCAGATGCCTTCGCTATTCATACGAATCTTAACGATCTTCGTAGTCTCTCCGCTCTTTAGTTCTGCTCTCCATCCGATAGCCTCTCCATATCGGAGTAGAAACTTCTTACCAGTATCGTTAGAGATAAGGCTATTCCCCTTCTTTATATAGGTACCGTTAAATCCTTCGCTTATATCTACATCTGCTAATACAGTCCATGCAGCACCATCCCAAGACTGGAGAGAGAACTTACGGAAGTTTACATTAGCAAGATGCACTCCTAGAACATCTGAGAGTCCTAGATTTTTCTCTGTTGCCTGTACTACTGGATCTATAAAGAGAGGGATCCGGGCCTGGGTTCCATCTCCTGTACTTCTCCAAGCGACTCTCGGAGATAGAGATACCCCGTGGAAGATGTTTTCTATAGCGTAATCGTATCTAGGAGTAATCTTATATTCATCTTCTCCCCTTGCTGGAGAATCCTTCGCTGTTATTGCTAGCCCTTGATCTATATACTGATACTCTCCCAATGGAGGATACTTCGCTCCTCTAAGAGTAAACTTACCTAGCCCAGCCTGCTCTCCTGAAGTAATGGAGACCTCCTGCCAATGAGACTCGAAAGTAAGAACCCCGGAGAAGGAGAAGTGCCCCCATTCTACAAAATTTCCCGCTCCGCTTGCTCCCTTCGTTATCCCTGTAATGGATTGGAGAGTCCACTTCTTAGCCTGGGCTCCATCTGCAGTTCTATAATAGATCTCCGCATCTGTATCGAAGAGCCCTATAACTATCTCCGTAGATGCTGTCATATCATGAGAGATAGTAGCCTTAATCCCTGCAGAGTCTCTAACTTGAATGGTAGTAGTAGAGAATCTTAATTGAAGTTCTGTGCTATTGGTTGTATCATCTTGGGTTATTTTTATAGCGATATGATCCGATAGAACGCTGGTACCTTGATCTACTTGGAGCCTCAATCTAATAACCTGTCCTTCATCGAAATAGCCTCCCGAGTGAGAATATCTATAGTTACGTATATTCCCAGAGGTAGTAATATTTAATCCCTCATCATCTAGAGCCTGGGTTCCTGCTCCCGTGGTAGTGTATTGGCTAGAAGTAGCAGGTAGCATAACCGGGATATAAGTACTCTCCCATACTAGGTACTGATAGAACGGAGGATTATCCGATCTTGCTGGATATGAGAAACTAGAGTAACCTCCTAGGGCTAGACTCCAAACACTGTTAGTATTATGGGCTAGAATCTTCGCTCTCCCTTCATGTACACATGAGGAGAGATTTTGTAATCTATCGGAGTTACTCCCGTAGTCTAATATATATCCGTTGGATGCTGTAGTAGTTCCTCCGCTTGCATATCTCCAAGAGGCTCCCATATCCTCAGAGTAGAATCCGATTAGCCTACCATCTCCGAACTCTTGAGCAATAACCCAGATTAAGCCATCTTGAAAGAAGGCTGTAACATTCCCTCCGCTCATCACATTAGAAGTAATACTGGAGAAGGTTGTTACACTGGTGGAGATCGTGTTCTCATTCGCATCAGTCCAATAAGAGGAGGATAATCTGATCCCCGGATTGGGAATCTTAGTAAAGTTTAATTCCTGAGTATCGGAGATGTAGGCTACTCCGATAGTCCCATCTGGTAGGGCTACTGGGCTGGGCTGGTGAAAATATCCATCTGATACGCTAGAGATATCATCTACTAGAGAAAATGTAGTACCTCCATCCCTGGATACGTATTGGGCTAATCTATTTGTATTGCTAGTCTCCAGTTCAATAAATAGGAGTACAGTATTATCCACCGTTATTAGTTTCATCCTCTTAGGTTCATTAGAACTAGATGCGATAGAATCTACTAGACCCCGGGGAGAGATCTCCTTCCATGTATCTCCATCATCTAGAGATCGATGGACCTTAATGTTTACTGCGTTCTCACTAGTGTATTGGAAGTAGGCTACCAATAGACTCTCATCTTGTAATCTAGTAATCGAAGGGAGGCCCAGGCTAGAAGGAGTCCCTATTAGAATCTGACTTTCGAAGGTCTCTATTAGATCTATCGTTCCGCTCTGTTTTTGTCTCCTCAGAGAGATTGTATATCGATTGGAGGAGTCTAGAATCTCTGAGATTACCCATATTGATCCATTTAAATCGCTTACGCAATCGCTATAAAAATAGGAGCCTACAGCAGTACTAGAGGAGTACTTCCAGTATCCGGACTCTGTTAGGATATGGGCTGCATCCTTACCGAGTTCGATAGTGTCTACTCCTTTCCATTTAAACCGGGCTTCTCCTGGAAGTCCTCCCTGTATAGTCTCTACTATGATCTCCTCACCTTGAGAACCGATAGAAGAGAGTGTAAGGTTAACTCCATCGCTTAGCGCTTCCGGAACTCCTGCTCTCGGGTTCGCTTGTGTATACTGTGATTGAGCATCCCATAGATTATCCTTCGATATAGATATCGTGGGAATGAGGAAGCCTCTTAAATAGTCTGGAGTTATATTAGCCATCTTAATATCCTGTTATTCCAATTTGTCTTGTTTGTTGGATTCCTAGATCTCTAGTGAACCTTCCAAAATGCTTAAAGGGTTGGATTACTACTGTCTGTACACTTGGAGAGCCTCCCTGCTGGAGATTCCGTACTCCCTGCTCTCCTCCCATCCTGCGTACTGTTGCTCTATCTAGAATGGCCTCTCCTCTCAATACTCTAGCATTAGCCTCATCTGGTGCCATACCTCCCATATGGAAGGAGGGCATCTGCTGAGACATAACTACACCAGCCTGGGCTACTCCTGTAGCGACTGCTAGAGCAGATTGAATAGCATTAAAGGGAGAGATTAACTTCTGCGCTGCTACTACTGCCTCTGCAGTTCCCATAGCAATCTCAGCAAGTGCCATTCCCTTCCGGAAGTTAAAGAGCCCTCTTAGATTCTTTTGCTCTTTCTCATATGCAGCTCTCTCGATATCGCTCATTGCTGCTATCTCTTCCTGTTTATCCTTCATGGCTTGTACATCGATCTCATTACCCTTGATTCTCATCTCTGTGAGTTCTGCAAGGGCTCCTCCTAGTTCTAGGGCTCCATCTAGATTCTCTCTTAAGCCCTCTCTTCTCTTCGCTTGCAGTTCCTCTTCCTTCTTTTTAAGTTCATCCATCCGCTCAAGATCTTTATTGTGCATCATCTGCTTAATAATATCTGCTGCAAGTTCCTCTTGCTCTGTAATCACTCCGAGTTTCTCTATCTCTTCGATTCTCCTATCGAAGGCTAGAGCCTCTCTCTGCTCTTCGCTCATGAAGGCTTCTATCTGGAAGTCCTCTAATTTCTTATTGGCATTGATCTGTCTATCGAAGTATCTATTCTCCGCTTCTATTAGAGCCTCCATAGCATCTAGTTCCTGTTGTACTAGATCTACGCTCTTCTTAGCAGGCTTAACTCCCTTCTCTTTTGCGGCTGCTGCTGCCTCCGTTGCATCTGCTAATTCTTTCTCTAGAGTTACCATCTCTTGTGCAGTCTCTACCGCTTCCGCTTGCATAGCCTCTATCGCTTCTCTCTGCTTAACTTGATTAGCGATATCAGCCTGGAGAGCCTTTTCCAGTTTTCCAAGTTCTGCAGCCTGGGCTAATCCTTCCTGAGTGAGATCTAGATTATTCTTTACATTCTGAGTTTGTAATTGGAGAGTTCGTAATCTTTCTCTTTCTCCTTCTGAGAGTACTACGTTAGACTTCCCAGCAGCGATATAAGAATCCTTAAGGGTCTCAATCGTTGCTAATAGGAGTTCACTCTCCGAGATGCTACTTTGGACCGCTTCAATATTACCCCGGAAGGATTCGTTAGCGGCTTCCCCTGCTTTCTGTAACTCAAATTCATACTCGGAGATTTGACCTGTAAGCAGTTGATACTCCAATCTCTGTTCTCGGAGTTTCCCTGCTGCATCGATAAGGTTATTCTCTTGCTCATTCTGAGATTCGATTAGAGCCTTCTGAGCATCCCGAAGGGCTAGAGTAGTCTCTTTTACCTTCTCTAGTTCCGCTTGATGGGCTACGTATCCAAGAGTTAAGGCTCCTATCGCTATTCCTCCTGCTACTACCAAAGGATTTAGAGCAGCAAAGGAGAGAGTTAACCCTTCTGTAACTGCGAACAAATCCGCTATACCATCTGCAGCCTCTGCTAACTGTGGATTAACACCTCTAAGAGCCAGCCCTACAGAAGAGAATCCCCTATCAATATCTCCGGAAGCCTCTCCCACTCTCTCTAATCGTTCCTCCGCTCTCCGGGCTGCATCTGCCATATCTTCGAATTCTTTCGCACCTCTGCGGGCTGCTGCTGCTGCATTCTTAGCGGCTTTAGCGGATGCATCTGCGCTCTTCTTAGCGGCTTTCTCCGCTTGCTTTAATTGCCTATCTAGAGCGGATACCATCTTCCGGGCTTCCGCTTCCGTTACATTAGGCATCTGCTTAAGTTTATTGATTAGATCTTTTAAATCCGCTTTATAAGCGATATTGATCGATCTTTTCTCTTCTGCCATTATATCCTCCGCATGAGGTCATCGGCTAGAGCCTTAACAACCTTGTTAGCAGCCTTCCTCTGTGGTTTAATCATTAGTTCATTGGCTACTCGTTTACCTTGAGGCTGGATAATATCCTGCCCTCTATTGTTTTCGGAATCTACTCCGAACTTTATAGTCCAGGAGTAAGGAGCCCGATTACGGAGATAAGCCTCAAATACTCCACCAGGGAGAATCCGGAAGCCTCTCTCAAACATCTTCCAAGATCCCTTGGAGGTCTTTTTAAAGAAGGTAACCTCTCCTTCTGCAGTCTTACGGATAATGGGCTTCCTTACGGGCCAATCTCTTACAGCATCTTCCTCGATCTTCTTTAGAGTATCCTCTAGCACCTTCCGAGCATTGGGAGCAACAGTATCTAGGAAGCCTGTATAGAACTGCTGGAGATCTGTATCTATCTCTATTCCTGCTCTTTTTGTAGTGATTTTAGTGCTCATCGTTTACCCCGTATTATCTCCTCCATTCTAGCCCTTTTTATCCGCTCTTGTCTATCCTTTGCTGCTTTTGAATCTTCATTCGCTAGCCTGTACTCTGCTAGCAACGATACTCGGAGATCTTCAGGGAGAGTATAATACCAGAGAGGATCCTTCCCCCATCGGAGAGAGACCCGGAGAGCGAGGAGATCTAGCCCTCCTCTCCCTCCTGCGTAAAATTTGCCCGCTCTTCTACCTCTTGCTCAGAAGGGATAACTCTCATCATCTCCAGTAGAACTTCGCTCCCCATCTCGTAGACCTTCGCAGGAGTTACTCCAGCATCCAGTAATCGATCGAGAATCTTATATCCGAAGGCTATCGGATCCCCGCTCGTTACTGGATAGGCTGGAAGTACTCTCTTATGGTCTACGGATACCGCAATAGCAGCAGCGCACAATCTACCAAGTTGAGCCCGGTTAAGACCTTGAGTACCCCATATAGATACAAAGTCTAAACAGGTAGCAATAGAGGAAGGAATCTTCCCCTGATGCTCTCCAAGTTTCTTAAGATCTAATAGCATAGTACCTCCTTATGCTATTTATGCTGCGACTAATCCACCGTAGCATGTAAAGTTAAGGGTGAATGATGAGGGATCACCTTCTGAGAAGTCAAGAGAACACACACACTTAGACAATGTTACAAAGTGATCAGCCTCTGCAGCATCTGGGCTATCTGCTAAGTACTTGATATCGATACAGTAGTGCTCTACAAAAGGAGTACCAGTAAGACCGGTTGAGATGTTACCAGAGTAGAATCCATTCTGATTGATGAAGTCTCGGATACTCCCGGCTTCTGATGCATCAGTAAACTGTCTAAAGTGGAAAGAGAAAGATCCTGTTTTCGCTTGCTCATCTTGCTTACGAATAGCAGAAAAGTTACCTCGGTCCATTACTACCAGTTCCGAGAACTGCTGAGGATCTGAGAAGGTAAAGTTACCATCTTCGTATGCTACTTCTAGAGTTACAGGGGTTCCAGTACCATCGATAAGAGTAATGACTCCATCTCTTTTAGTCTTGGGAATTGTTGAATATGCCATGAGGGCCTCCGGGGATTATGATTAGTATTTTAACCGATTGAATTAGATAGTGTGAAGGATATTAAACGATAAAGTAATGAGGATATACTCTTGGGAATCCGTAACAGATCTCTCGGATGCTGTGTATCGAATTGTAAACTCATTATCCGTAGCATAAGCCTCTAATACTTTATTGATAACCTGCTCTTCTGCATCCAGGCTAGCATCGTAATCCGTAGGATAAATATCTAGAGGCCTCAATCGATGAGAGAAAATTACCTGCATAGGAGTGCTAAGATATACTCCTACCGCTCTCCTCTGTCTCTCTTCCATTGCTGTACTAGATGCTACAGAGATGGAGAATGCTTTATGGGCTACAGTGTTCTCCGTTCTCCCGAAAAAGTCCGGAGTATGCTTAGATTCCTTAAACCCGGAGAGAGTCTCTATCTTAGAAGCGATAGCCTTCCGGATGCTGGAGAGGGATTGAGGCATTATCTTCTCCTCATCCTGCGGGAGAATCTTCCGTTACTATTTAAGAAGATTACAGGCTGCTTAGCAACTCTATCATTTGGATTACCAGTTTGTCCATCGTGGTTATGATCATAGATAAAGTTAATCCGCTTCCACTCATCCTTATACTGTGCGAAGTGCTCATTAGCAAGATCTAGATATCTTCCGTTGCTCTGTCCTAGGCTGGAATGAAAATCTCTGAAGATGTAATACAGCGCTAGATTCTGATGAGCAGCCCGGAAAGCCTCCGGAGACATCACTAGATATTCTAGCCCTCCTCCTTCGGTTCTCATTCGTTGGATTAGCGTATACCAGGCCTCATCGATATAAGTCTGATACGAAGTAAGGTTAGAAGGTCTAATATCTGCTAACTGTGAGTAAGTAGCAGTCAAATCTCCATCTGATACGACTGGATATAACCTACGTAATACAAGAGCTGCCATTCTACGAAAAACATAAACTTCTCCTACAATTGTAATCTTCCACTCCTGCAGATATCCTTCTCCGAGTATAAGGCTATCATCCAGACTCGAAGGAGAATGAACGTAGGTAGGTATATTAGCAGGAAAAGAAGCAGCAGCATCATCTATTAATTTAGTTTGATCAGGTTTGTAGAGAGTATATCGTACTTCTGTAGGAACTGCTAGCACTCCATCTCGATAGATCGGTAGAGTTGTAGTATTACTTTTACCCCGTTCTAGAAGTTCGGGGATCTTGATCTGCGGAGCGTATGGAGTGCTAGTAGGCATTATTTTATCTCTTTATAAAGTTCGATTCCCTTCTGCTTAAAGGCTTCGATAAATAATAACATATCTTGTCTAATCTTGTAGTGCTCATCGATCTTAGCCTTGATCTCCGGAATATGCTGAGAGTTCTGCATCCTGCCTACGGCTTTCTGATGGGTAAGGCTTTCTAGTTCCCAGAAGTGAGGTTCTATAGGTTGGAGAGTTCCATCTAGGATTAAAGAGCAGGACCACTTAAGGAAGGATTCTCTATCGAAGTTCTTAATAACTCGGTTCCCTACCACTCTGACAGATTGCCACTTAGGACAATGATAGTATCCATTGCGCACTCTGTATTGATGTATATACTGATACTTCGCAGGATCTAGATATATCCATCCTCTCTGCTGTAGATTCCCAATCCGAGAACCTGCATTACCTCTCTCTCCCTGTATCTGATGTACTCCATTTACTCCGGGGATAATATGCTCCATACGGATATTGGGAACGAAGAAGAATTTACTCTCTACTTTTGTAGTCTTGCCCTTCGTTACTTCTACATCGAAGTAATGATAACTCCAGTTGGTAGGATGCCATTTATAAAAGAACGGGTGATTAGCCTGCTCTGGGAGTAACTCTTGCTGCTTTGATTGGACCGGAGCCCAGGGCTGGGGATTATAACTCATTGTGTGTACCTCATTGAAAGTTAAAACGAGGGGAAGAGCAGAAGCCCTTCCCCATATTGTAATCCGTTGGGATTAACTAAGAGTAGCGATCTCTACCCCGCGCTCATCACTGATGATCGCTATACCCAGGTAAGCATGACCAACTACCATAGTCAAGGCCTGAGTGGCTGTGCGGTCCAGTTCGATCATTACCTCACCCATCTGCATAGATTCTGCAGCACCCGGAAGAGCAGAAGGCATCCCAGTAGCGTAACCGATAGCACCAGGAGCAAACATAGCAGCCTGGTAATTAGATCCACCGTTGATAACGTAAGAAGATGTGTAAATCTCTACGCCCATAAAAGATCCTTTATAGTGAGAACCTTTAGCGGCTAGCGCTTCAAAGGATGCAGGAGCATAGGCTACAGCACCAGTTTCACTTCGGATAGAATCTTGCAATTCTGCGAACTGTGCAGGATGCAATACGCATACGTAAGGACCCGGGGCACCTTTATTAGAATCAGCAGCCTCTAGAGCCTGGATAGCATCTTGGAAGATATCTACAGTCAATGCAGAAGCGCTACCTACTTGAGCAGTAAATCCAGAGAATACAGCAGCAGTAAGTTTAGCGAACAAAGCATCGTAAGATTTAGAGATGTGTTCTGCAATACGGAACGGATCGATATCTTGACCCATACCAGTCATAGTAGCAAGATCTGTAATAGAGTAAGCAAGAGAGTTACGCTTACAGACTACATCTACGTGACCATCTACGAGAGCAGTATTCGCTACGGCTCCATCTTCAGTTCCACCAGTAAAAGCAGAGAATCCATCTTCACCATCGAGGAACGCTTTACGGACTCGGATTGTATCAGAGCCTTGACCATTAATCGATCCTACGAAGTCTACGAAGGGAGTATTACGGAGGTTTACGGAATCCTTGAGTAATAAGCGGATTTCCATAGAGATCATTTGAGCGAGTCTTAAATCACCGACCAGCCCATTATTAGTAATTTCATTTGCCATGTTAGCACCATTAGAAGAAAGGGGAATAATATATTTATCTGGGCTCTTCTGCTGTTCCGGGAGCGACCCTACCCAATAGAAGTATAAACGATATAAACAGGACTAGCAAGAGGTAAAAAAAAACCCCTCGAGGAGAGCGAGGGGAAGGGCTTGGGGAGGTACATCCGAAGCCCTTTTTTTAGGGATTGTGTGAGGATTACAACGATACTACAATCTCAGCACCAGTTACGTTAATAACTGATTTAACCTTAAGATTATTCGCATCTGTCAATTGTACATCCAATTGGATTTTATTACCG